TTTTCTCAATCATAGGTATCTCGGTAAACTGTATGCCAGTATCCATTACTGATCCCCGAATAAAAGAAGAAGTACAAATGTTATTATTAGAATTTCCATTTTGTGTTTTTTATCCTGTAGTTTATTTTAATATTAAGTTTTTCAACTTGATTTTCGATCTTATCTTTATTTCTTTCCCAACTATTTCTATTTAGGAAAAAGTTGAATAAATTTTTAATAGTTCGGATAGACTCTTGTTCTTTGGGGTGAAAAATATCGGAATTGTTAATATAAACTTCATATATTTTGTTAAATTTCCTTTGTATTTTCCAACGCCAAATAATTTTTTTTATTATTTTCATAAAATTTCTTCCAAATTTCAACAGATCTATCAAAAATTACAGGATCAGCCAATGATACAGCCTTATTTTGCCTTTCACCCTCTAACCATGCCTCGTCTTTTAGTATTTTAGATAACTCCATAATAATATATTAAATTATTTTAGAAAACTTTTCCTCCAATTCTTCACCCATTTCAATAGAAATGTATCTTTTAACCATCTCTACGTATCTTTTTTGCCAAGCTTTGCCATGAGGATTTCCCCTTACATGTTTACAGGAGTGCATTAATTCATGACAAACAGTGCTTTCTGTAAAGTGTTCATTTTCAAGTAGATATATTTCTTTATAACATCCGTAGGAAGCGTCAAAAAAATTTGGGCCAATGCTGTACATTTTATATCCAGTTCCATATCTATCTTTAAACCAATTATCGCAAACAATCAAGAAGAAAAATTTTTTAATTTGAGTTTCAGTAAAGATTCTCTCATTTTCAAAAACTTCATTTTCCGCTTTATAAATTTTATTCTCGATTCCCACTCATATTATTACATTTTACATGGAATTTAGAGAAGGTCTTTAACAGTTAATCTTAAATAATTCTACTTTTTTGCGAAGTTCTTTTAATCCTTTAATTTCCCTATGATTTTTAGGCAGAAAAGCTATAGAATAACTTTTAAAAGATCCTTTTCTATACCCCTTAAAGGAATAAGATGGTGAAAGCTTTAATTCCTTAAAGCTGTCTGACAGTTCAGCCCAAAGAGCTTTTAACTCTGAAAAAGAGTCAAATTTTTTAGTTTCGTATTTTTCCATATTTGTATTTTTACAAAAAGTATTTGTAATTAAATTTTATTTTTAAAAACTAATAGACTTTTTAATATTCTTAAAAAAAAGTCTGCGTCTTCTTTATTTGCAAAATGAAACTCAGTTTCTTTAAGAGTTCCTTTTATTTTTGTATAACAGCACTCTTCGGCTATCATCTTGTATTTCGGAAGCATACTCTTGGGGATAGATTTTATTTTTTTAATCGCCACAGTCATTATTACACAAATTACGAGCTTTGGGGAGCAATCCCGTTTCTATAGTAGATGTTGTCAAATAGAATAGAATTATCAACCCTAATTAGGTGATTGGCTGGTATTTCGATATTAGCCGCTCCGTTTTTATTAATCTTATTCCAGAATTTATTATTCGAAGATGGAATTAAAATGTCATTTGGTGACAATTCAATTTTTCGCTTCGACCTTTGTTTTTTTTCTTCGTCACAAGTTGGCACTCCATGCCAGCGATATTTGGACGTTTTTTTAACTTGGAAAAAGTTTTTTAGAATTCTTTTGCGATCAATCATATTTTATTGTTAAACAGTTTTTGTTAAAATTTCTTTAATGTATTTACTTACTTCTTTGCTAGTTATATCCCAATACTCCCCCTTGTCAAGAATTTTATTGAATTTATTTGGATCAGAATATCCTTTAATCTTTTTTTTATTTATCAATCTTGAGGATTCATCTGGGAATTTAATTAAAACCGAATTGCCTCCGACTTCAAATCTATATATTTCTTTATTTATTTTTAATTTCTGCATATAATTAATAATATAATTCAACCCCATGTAAAGCAAAAACTTCATTAAGTTTGGCTAATTGAAGCTCACTGACTGCGCTCGCACCGTTTGTGCAGTGCTGAAACGTAGCTTTATTATTTTCAGGCCAACATAAGTCTCCTTCCATTTTTATTTTGATAATTACTTTATCTTTTTGTAATTTCTGTATTTCTTTCATGGTCGTGAGGATGGAAGCTTTTCTCTTACTTGTCAAGACTTTCTTTGAAATCTAAGTTTAAAATGCGGATTTTATCAGCAAAAACAGTATCAGTCTTTTTTGTTCCTCTAAAAACAATAACATCTTTCTTTTCTGGAAGTCTGCCGTAATCATCTTTTAAATCATCAACATTACCATGAAACTCTGTTGTTCTAGTCGCTTTGTCAAATCGATTAAAGTTAAAAACCTGCACCCTGCTTTGACCATATTCATCGCCTATTGTAAGAGTAAGTTTTTTATTTCCTTTTTGAGTCTTACCAACACTCGCTTCTTGTACTATCCCACAAGACGTTACGATAGAATCTTCTACCGCATCCTCCAAATCCCCAAGATGAATGATACCCTTGTATTCTGGCTCTAATATTTCAAACAACTTTTTACTATATGCAAAACCAAGAATATCTTGCTCATAATAATAATTGTAGAAATCTACATGTTTAGCGTAGCTATTCCAATCTGCCTTATGTGGCAAATATTTGCTATAAAAAGTATCCCAAGAAGATTTTTCTCCCGTTTTGGTTTTGCGCCTTTTGAGTGAGATAATTTCTTTGCCATCGCTAAGAAGCTTACCATCTTTAATATCAAGTAAAATATTCAATAGATCATAATCATATTTTTCACCAAATTTAGATATTTTAGTTTTTTGAGAGTCTGTTAGAGCATTCCAACTCGCAGCTTCAAGAGTAAGAAGCCCTCTATTATCTCCGAAATAACTCAAGCACCCAGCCTTAATAAGGTTAGACAGAATCCTAATATTAATGCCAGATTCCTTTGCCGCTTCGAATAATTGGAATTTATTTGTCTGAACTGAGTTGAACTCTTTAAGTTTTATAAGAGTTTTTTCTGAAACGGATTTTATTGACTTAATTCCATAGCGAATTACATTGCCGTCAACAGAGAAGTCTTCTTCAGATTTAATAAGATCTGGCGGCCTAAGTTCGATGCCAAAAAATGGAAGCTCTTTACATATCTTCATGATACGCGCCTCACTATCTTGAAATGAACGAGCAAGCATAAGACAGTTCTTGAAGAAGATCGCAGGGTATTTAGTTTTTAAATAAGCACAGAGGCAGCTGATATATCCATAGGAGTATGAGTGACTGGCATTAAATTGATATTTTGCAGATGCTTGAACGGTTTCCCAAAAAATTTGAGTCGCATCTTCTGGAATGCCCTGTTCTCTGCCAGCTTCTTTAATTTTTTCTTCCCATTCCTTAACCTTTTCAAGCTGCTTTTTTCCAATAATTTTTCTTAGAATATCAGCCTCTACAAGCGAAAATTTATAAACTTCGTGAGCAATTTTCATTGTTTGCTCTTGATAAAGAATAACACCAAAAGTATTAGCTAGAATTTTGTCAATAGGTGGATAAATAGACTTAATTTTGCCAGTTTTTCTCGATTCTAAAAAGTCATCCAAAAAAGCTAACGCCCCCGGTCTAGCGATGGCGGAGATAGCAGAAATGTCTGAAAGATTTTTCGGCTGAACCTTTTTCGTTACTCTACAAGCAGTATCCCCGTCTAGCTGGAAAACTCCATAGCTATAATCGAATGTTTCAAAGAGCTTATACAACTCTGGATCATTAGGGTCGAAATTATTTAAATCATAGCCAGCCTCTTTTGCAGTTTCATAAATAATTGTGCAAGTTTTTAATCCCAAAGCATCAAGCTTGATTTCCTGTTCAGCAACGTCATCCTTTGTATAAGATGAAGTTATTGTTCCGTCCCTATCTTCAAGTGGAAGAGAATTGAAAATTTCATCATATGATACAATAATACCAGCCGCATGAAGACCGAAGTTTTTCGGTAGGTCAGAAAGTTTTAAACATATATTATATATTTTAGGATTTTTATCCACCCAATCCTTAAACTGATCATTTTTATCTAGAGTATCTTTGAGACAATCAAGCTTCCCCGCATCGCTATCAATCATATTAGAAAGACGGTTGGCTTGAGTTTCGTCATAGCCTCCATATTTCTTACAGACCTCTTTAAGGACTAGCTTTGTAGAAAGCGTATTAAGAGTGGATATGTGGCCAGTCTTATTGGGATATTTAGCCCCTAGATATTCGTGAACTACTCGACCACGGTTAAGATAGCAAACATCAAAGTCAATATCTGGAACAGTGCTGCCATCCGAATATTGCTCCCCGTCAATGATTTTTGATTGTGCGCGAGACTCATTAATAAAACGTTCAAAAATTAGATCATATTTAATTGGATCAACCGCAGTTAAACCTATCAGATAGGATACAAGACTCCCAGCAACAGAACCACGACCCCAGCCTCTGGCAATTTTATTTTCATCGCACCACTGAATGAGATCCCATACCATGAGAATATAACGAGTGAACCCAAGTTTTTTAAGAGTTTCTAATTCAAATTTTACACGATCCCTATAAATGTTTTTATTTGGAAGAGAATCAATATTTAATTTTTTATATCCATGTAGGCAAAGCTGTCTAAGAATCTCATGCTCGTCTTTTGACAAGTCTAAATCAAATTTCTTAGCATATGAACTGCCTATATTTACCTGTGGGATTCTAACCCCAAGGATATTATAAGTATCGGAATAATTTTGAAATTGACTTAAAAATTCTGTATCTTTAACCACGTATTAGTGAAAATTTATTTGAAGAAAAGCCCTCAAGATTTGGGCATTGAATACTACTTTTATTCTGAATACATCTATAAGTCAAGTATGCATCAATATCTTCCTCGCTCTTATATCTTACGCTATGGCTATTGATATAGTCATAGTTATTTTCCTTGCAATATTCCTTTATTTTAATAGCCATCATCCTATCTAGTGGTAGCTCATGATATTCAACGCAAAACGTAGGGTTATATTCATGAAATTTTACCAAGCAATTCCCGAAAGAGAATAAGTTTTTATGTAGAAAATTATCATAAAATGGAACCATCATCAACATATCCTCTCCCCAGAACTCTTTGATACGATCAAAATCTGTTCTTGGCAACCCGTTATAGTTTCCCCTTGTTGCAGCGTCACTATATAATTTCATTAGGATGTTCTTATATGCCTCGCCAGTCTTGGCGATAAAAACCATTTTATGTTCCGTAGAAATCGATTCTAACTCTTTATCGTCCGAGTCTTCGCAGACTGTCAACGATAACCCGTAAACGAGCTGTAGCCCCAATTCTGTGGCGTTACTAAGTGCTTGAGGGAAAGAAGATGGATTTTTTTCAATTAAAAATACCTGATCTATATTATTTTCCTTTGCAAGCTGAAAAATAGAATCGCTACCGCCCTCCTTTGATTTTTTATCAATGGTAAGAATTGAGTTGAGAGAGTTGGCACTAGAGAATAAATAAATCATTTAGGTTATAATCTATTTTTCTTCAATAAGCTGAGGATTGCAAGGCACAATTTCAAAACGAGCGTCACATTGAACCTTAATTCCTTCTTCGGTCAAATTCTTTTTTGTTGCCTTTGTTAGCAGGTCATTAAGTGTAAAAATTTTACCTTGTTTTTTAGCCCTACGACTTTCATTGTGTTTCGTTGCAGCCGCTACCATACAGTCTTGTAAGGTCGAAGTATCAAATTCTACTGGCAATTTAATAGGAATTATTACCCTATCTTCAAGAGGAATTTTATCATAACCCTCTCCATCTGGGAATAAGCCAGCGATCTTGTATTCTACCTTTTCAACTTCTTCTTGCTCTTCTTCTTCCTCAAGCATAGCTTTAAGGTCATTAATCACAGCCTGTCTCTTTTCGGATTCAAGCTGGTTTTTATCGCATACAAATTCTACGTCTTCTAGTTTAAATGATTTTTTTGCCATAATTATATTTTTCTGTTTTGTTTTTGTTTTTGTTTTAAGTCGTACAAATAATAGTAGCATCGCTCTATTATATTGTCAACTAGTTTTTTACTTTCTTAGATTATTGTCGCTTTTAGATATTTAGATGTTTAGTTGTTATTTCCATCTTTCTAATAAGCTGTTTGAAGACTTCCCAAGTTTTATGCACATCGTAGAGTCCTCCATGTGCTTGTCCATCATCGAATTCAATGTCAAGTTCATCGCACATCTTTTTCAAAGTGCAGCTTGGCAATTTTCGAGAAGATCTTGTTCTATTGTCACTAAAATAGTTTGCCAATTTGAATTGCCAACAGAAAAAATCCTCCCAATCCTCTGGCGGTTCCATCTCCATACGATAAGCTCTAGACAGGACAAGAATATCAATGGAGCGAGGCAAGAAAGTCCAATCAATCCCTTTACCAAGCTTCTTTCTCCATAGCTGATGCAGATACATATCAAAATTCAAACCATTATAAGTAATATTAATAGTCTTTGGATCATAAAGCTCGTTTTCAAATTGATCAAGAACTAAATTAGGATCTTCTGAACTTTTTTTGTAATTTTCATAATTGAAACGAGTAATTCTGGCAGCATCATCAGAAATATTTAAATCTTCCCACCAGATGGTACGGTTGTGTTCAGAAGTAATTTTACCACCTTCTACAGTTATGTAGCCCACCTCCCAAGGCTTGTTATTGCCAGAAAGACACAGCGACTCAGTCTCATAATCATAGCATAAAAACCTATAATTATTACAATTATACCTAAGTAAATTTTGTCCCGTATCTCTTTTTATCATATAAGTTTATTTAAAATTCATTAAAAATACCTTCCCCGTCAATTTCTAAATTTATAATTTGTTTTTGAGCTTGCTCGTATTCGATTTTCAAATTTTCCAATTCAGAGCTAATCTCATCAACTTCGTATTCTAAATTACGAATTTGATCATCAGCCACTTCCCTCATCTGGACATTTGTTTCTCTAACACTTTCAAAAATATGCTCTATATCGTTATACATCATATCTCTGAAAGAGTCAACGATGTTATTTTTATCTTTACCCTTTTCGGCGGAATAAAGTGCGGGATTTATGTCATTCACCATATCATCCAGATAGTTTTCAATAATATCTTTGCATTCAGCGATTCCTTGATCAATTGTCGGGCAGGTTTGGTAAAAGTTTAAACTCATTTATTATAATACTCCTTCATTTTTTTAATTCCACTCTCTAAATTATACTTGGCAGACCAATTGTCAAGCATTTTTGTTCTATCGGCACATGTGTAAAACTGATACTGGCTTTTTATGGGGTTCTCTATATATTCCACTTCAGCACCTAGGCAGCTCGCGATGTCCTCGAAACTTCTTGGGGAGGAGCAACCCACATCAAATACTCCAGACTGCTTGGTCTCAAAAGCGTGAACGTTAGCTGATACTATATCATCTACGAATACAAAATCCCTAGTAGGCTTTCCAGTAAATAACTGAATCTTACTATTTTTAAGATTTTGATATACAAGTGATGTCATTTTAATGTTTTTATTATGTTCCCCGATACCATAAACATTGAAATAGCGTAGGGCTGCGAACCTCCATTTATTAACCGATGACTTTCTTTTGTTTATTATATTTTCTTGAAGCTTTCTATTAGCTTTTTCAACCCCATATTTTTCGCTTACCCACTTACTCCAAGCGTAAAGATTAAGGGGGATATTATTCCCAGATCCATAAAGCGATGCGGAGGAAGAAAATATTAAAGGAATATTGTACTCAGAGCATTCATCGATAAGACGATTGGTAAATAAACAATTGTATTTAAAATATTCTTGAGTGTTATTCGAAGTGGTATCCGTTTCTGCTCCAAAATGAAAAACCGCATCCATGTCTGAAAATTCATACGTTTTGTGATTTTTACAGTCGAACCAAACTAAAGATTCAAAATCGGATAATTTATTTTCAAATAAGTTTCCCGCATGTGATTTATTTAGATCAAAAATTCTATATTTATTTTTATTGAGTTCTGAGAATCTAGAACCTATAAACCCTTCCGATCCAGTTATTAATATTGTTTTCATTTATATTTTTCTCTAGTTTTTAAAACTAATTTTTCCCAATTTTTAATATCATTGGATCCACTTTCAAATAATCTTGCCGATTCTTCGTCTGGAGTTGAAAATTCAATAATTTGACTAACAGTAACTCCATAAAAAGAATGCCAAGAGCTGCGTGGGATTTCAATACAATCCCCCTCGACTAAGTCAAAAAAATTTATTTTTCCAATGTTGTATCTGTCATCGTTTGATAGCGCATCGAATTCCAAAGCTAATCTTACGTTACCGCTATGAATCAAAAAATGCTCACGCTTCCAATGTGAATGAAGGCTGCAGTAGTGACCACTTTTCAGCTCTAAGGTTTTACCGCAATAATCAGTATTATTAGTCCAATGAATTTCGCGACCCCAATCTTTATTTACTATTTTTGGTTTTTTAATCATGCAATATAATATTAAATCCGTTTCCTAGTCGGCCACAAACCTCTAATTTTAGCTCATTATCTCCATCTTTAAAGATTATTTTACCCTCTTCATATGCTGTCAAGGTTTTTTCAGGAATATAATAAACTATATTCGGTTTGGCTAACATAATTTTACTCATTTAAAATTTTCTCCAATTTAATTATTCTTTTTTTTGCTATTGTGTTTCCTTCTTGGCATCCTTTTAACTCTTCCCAGTGATAATAATACCCACCGCCATTTGTCCATCCGTCTTTATGGCGAAGGTCGTCATCTATAAGAATACTGTTAGGGCTAGAGCATACCCACTTATCTTGAGTTGTCAAGATAGTTTTGTATTTCATTTCTGGAAAATATTTTAAAATCCAGTCCATTTTACCCGCCATGCAGCCAGAATTCGGGCGAGCTTTAGACAGAAATCTAACATCCCCGTATTTTTGGCATAATTCAACTAAACCTCTAGACCACAGGTAAGGCTCCAAGTTTACCCAAAAATTATATGTTTCCATCACAATATTTAACCGCTGACGCTCTTCACCCTCGTAAGTCCAAGGAGCAAGATTTTCTGGCAAATGTATTGGGGTATCTGTGAGCTTGAACATTTCGGAAACATTCTTGGTGAAATCTACGCAAACTCCATCGAGGTCAATATAAATCAATTTCATTAATTATCTTTGTTGTTGATATGCCGTTTATTCGGCTTATTATTCGAACTTCACCTCCCCACTCTTTACATTCTGGATATCCAGCCACACGATCTAAAGTATAATCATCCCCCACGAAAATATTCTGAGGCTCAATCATTTTAATTATTTGTATTGGCGAATCTTCATTGAAAATTACTACTTCGTCAATCCCTAATTTTAATAGTCGATTTTTTCTTTCGTCTTGTTGGCAAATTGGCTCCCTCTTGTGTCTTCTTATATAGTCATCGGAATTTATCGCAATCACTTGGTAATTGGAAGATTCTACCATCCTGCTTATTAAATGTTTATGGCCATCATGCAAGTACGAACCGTCAAAACAGCCAGAGCAAAAAGATATGTTTAGTTTCTTACTAACTTCTGGGTTAGTGCCAAATTTACTGCATTTCATTTTATATTTACCAGAGTTGGGATTATTTAATCCTCAGCAATTTCTTCTTTTTTAACGGAGACTACCCCCCTTTTACTTACCGATACTCTAGCACACTTATTTGCAAAGTCAAGACCCTTTTTCACATCTTTAGACTCTAAGTATTTTGTAATAAATCCGGAGAAAAATGAATCTCCAGCTCCGACAAAATCCGCAACCTCAATAGGATCAACCTTAAAGTTTTCATTTTTATTTATCCAATCAACCCCCTCGGAGCCTTTTGTGACGAAGATATTCGCACTTCCTTCGTATTTTGAATTAAAATTCTCAAACCACTCTTTGTCATTTATTTTTATAAAATCTACCAACTCACACCAGTCACCCTTCTTATCTTTAGTGTCAATAAAAATCAGTCCATCATATCTTTTTCTTATATCCTTTATTAGTTTAGGAGTTACAAAACCTTTCGAGTAGCTGGAGATTACTACTGCTTTAAATCTAGACAACCTTAAGCCCCTTTTTGATAGACTCTCCTCAAGTTCTTTAATTTTTAGGTTTTCGCACTTATCATTTTCATCATACCTCATAACATGTTGGTTGCCAACAATATATCGAGTTTTAGTTATTTCTTTTTTTTGGTGGATTCCGATAATACCCTTGTTTCTGAGAGATTTCAAATTCTCAACAACATTTCCAGCACCCCCAGAATTTAAAACTTTATTATCAGGAATCAATACTGGACAACAGGCTTCTGGAGATAACCTTTTTGAGCTGCAATAAACGAATATATCTGTAATATTTTCTCCTATGACTAGAATCATAAAATGATGATCAAATATAATTATTTAAAATCAACCCTAATTAACTTCCCATAATAACTTTCTTCATTAAGATTGTACTTGTCGATGCTTGGGTTGTTATCCCCCTTAATCACCCATTCTTTCGGCGGAGAATTTTTTACAATTCTGTGCAGTATCCCGTTGCTGAGACCGTATTTATTGTCATAATAAGCTACCACATCTCCGACTTTAAGGTCTTTATAATCAAATGAGTAGTCTAAGTAAATAATATCACCGCCAGACAGTGCTGGCTCCATACTGCCAGTATCTGGGAGTTCATAAAAATAAATATTTTTATGAGACTCTTCTTTAGTGGAGCAGCCAGTTAATATTAAAATTAGAAACAAGATTCTCATGACTAATATTACAGATTTTACGCCCAATAGAGAATTCTAAACCGATTTAAATGCGGGGCATCCCTCGTGATACTCTTCTGTAATATAATATTTTCCGCCCTCTTCTAAATTTTCTAACTTTTTACTAGATTTTATAATATTTCCATCAATATCTCTTTGCGAATAATAAGTGAATGAAAATTTATATGGGCAACAGTAATAAGGCTTCCCTCTTTTATCCTTATCCTTGTGGGTTTCTGGATAAGAGTGTCCCTCATACTGAGCATATCCGCACATAACCTTTCCCTCGAATCCGCCATCTTTAATATATCCCTGATCTGCTGCGAGATTTTCTGCCGCTCTGCTTTTATCAAAGTTTTTCAAATGAGAATATAGATCTGACAAGTAATGTTCAAATCCTTGCAATTCTTTTTTAGATATATTTTCAATACGGTCTATCGGATCGTCTGGGAATCGAGCAAAAACAAAGTCTACCGTAGCGTCTTTAGCTTTCAAACCTCTAATGCAGTACAAAATATAACACAAAGCTTGGATTTCCATTTCCAAATCTTTTTTAGATTTTTTAGACTGACTAGATTTGTAGTCTAAAATCTTGTATACTCCATCTCTTCGGGCTGGCTTATCAATCAAACCACGGATTACGTATTCTGGATCTTCGCTCCTCAGTGTGAATTTAACCTCAAGATTATCGTAATCTATATCCCAACCTTCGCAATAAAAGTCATTCGATAGAACAACATACAACATATCACAAATCATTTCAAAATTATGATTGCCCTTGTGATCATACTCATCTCTTAAGCCCTCTTGGTATCCTTTGATTTTTAAATATCTAATAAGAGCGGAGTCGCTTGATATGCTACCGCTATCAATAATTTTCTGAACCCTGTTTTTATATTTCTCTTTAATTAATAGTTCGCATGCATCATGGAGAACACTGCCCCTCATATTGCCAAAGTTTTTACCACTGTCTAACATGAGAGTGTTTTCCATGTAATATACATATGAACACTTCACATAACTCATTATACGGCTAGGTGAAAGAGCGAATTCTTTTTTAATACTCATAATTATTTAATCAATTTATGATATTTTTCCCGAAGTTTAATCAATTTATCAAACCCCCTTTTGGATTCGCAAACCCAATCCCTCAAGTCACTTTCCTTGGCTTTTTCAAATGTATCAAAAAATTCTTTAACCGCATCTAAAATTGTATCTTCAAGTGGAGCATTAATAAATGTAAATTTTTTATTTATAATACCACATTTTTTGCGGATAGTATCATTATTCTTAGAATTTCCGTCATCAACAATTAAAACACAGTCAGAAGCTTTAATGATTAGGTCGTTAGCCTTTAGAGCATTTAAATTCTTACCAATCGGGTAGGATAGCGTTGGAATATTCTTTTCGTGAGAATATTTCTCTGGCAATTTGTAGCCAGAATTATTCGAAATGATTAGTCCGATTTCTTCAACTTTTTTATTTAAGACACCCTCAATGAAGGGATAATTTTTAAAAGAAGACGAGCAGAAGATACCTAGTTTAATTTTATTTTTTTCCATGACAAATTAAGATATAAGGTACTAAAACTGGAATGAAAAACAAGGAGGCCCATGCTCTTAAATTTGGATAAGAAATTTTTTCTAAATATAATTTAGCTATAGACTCCATCCGCTCATAATCCTTACCCTCTAAATTTGAGTACGAGAGTTTTAGTATTATATAGTTTTTATATTTTTCTTCAGCCACGCAAAAAAGAATGCCGACCAGTATATAAGTTATTATTATTTTAATTAATATAATCATTTTTTAATTTTTCTTAAAACATTTTTCCTATTTTAATCTCTTGTTGAGTCATTTTTTTATTATTATTTCTTAATCTTTTAAATTTTTCTCGAAACTCAAATATAGCAGAATCCTCATTTTTGTGAACCCAACTTTGAATATCTTTTTTATTGTCTGACAAATCATTACCTGTCGGATACTTAATGGACAACTTTTCAATGTCGAAGTGCTGTGCTAGTTTCGCAAAGTTTTTAACAGCTGCGTTTTGACCCGCAAAATTATCATCCCTATTATAAGAGATGGTGATTTTATCTGGATTTATTCCTATGAGAAAACTCATTAGTGTTCTAGAAATATTCAAACCGATTGTGGGTAATACAAATTTAACCCCCTCATCGTAACAAGCAACTGAATCGGATGGACCCTCGACAAGAATAACCTCGTTGGCTTCTAAAATACTAGAAAGTATCGGAGTAGAATTGCCAAGCTTATTAAACAAACCAAAAAGAAAGTAAGAACTCTTCCCCTCATGCTTGTATTTAATTTTAGCCTCACCACTCAAATCTCTCCCTGTAAATCCAACGATTCTTTGGTGGCGGTCAAAAACTGGCCATACATAACGCTGGTACAATTTACCACTATGAGATACCCCCCCTTGGAAGAAGTCTAAAGTTTCTTTAGATACTCCTCTGTCTAGCCAATAAGTATGGTTTGGCAAAAAATGGACAAGGGAATCCCTTTTCCAAAAGGTTTTTTCTTTTTCATCCGCCTGTTCAAAGATTGGCTGCAGATTTTCAAGATCTTTCTTTGAAAGTTCTTTCCCTCCAAGCTTTTTGATTAAAACATCTAATGGAAATTTTTCATCCTGACTCCAATCAATCACCCAACCAGTTTTGAGATTGATCGAAGCTCCCATTGGATTTTTAGAATTTCGATAGGACGGACAAAACTGAGCAAAACCCGAATCGTTTTCGCTCGTTATTTTGACTCCATTATTTCGCAGAATTTGCTTAACGTTTGACATGAAAATTTTTAATTATGGTATTTGTCTTCTATTATTATCTCCCTTATTAGTAGAAACTAAACTCAAGTAATCTTGAACCGCTCTACCATCATCCATATCATTAAATCTAAAATTAGAGAAGTCAAGATTAATCCAATTCCTCAAATACTTTCCCTCAATCTTTACTGGATTTTCAAAGTTTTGACCATCCTTACCAAGTTTTCTGAATTTTGTAGGGATCAACATGTGAGTGCCGAATTCATCTGCTGGCTGCTCTGCAAGCTCAGCCATAGATTTCTTTTTAATTAGACCTGTCCAAGTAGAAAGTTGCTGGATATAGTCTGATTCTGCAATAGAACTATCATCATCTTCCCCATACCTGTTTCTTTGTGCTCCAAAGAGAAAGGTGCAATTAGAGTTGTCTTTGATTTCATCTTTAAGCATATCAAGCTTATAACCCATTTCAAGTCTTGGATTTGATGCTCCCTTAAGCTCTTCTCCAGTGATTTTTAGATAATCAAAAACTACAATTCCTACGTTATCCCGACCACAGGTTTTCCGAACCCATCGACGGAAAATAGAACGAATTTCCATTGCCGAAAGACCCGGAACGTAGACATGGTGGAAATTGTCAGTAGAAGACTTGTCTTTAAGAACACTTCTAATCTTTTCTACACAATCTTTATTTTTCCTCCAGTCTCCACTTTCTACTAAATAGGGATCAACATCAGCTACCATCGCCGCCCAGCGTAACGTCTGCTCATTCTCGTTCATTTCGGTGTCTAGGTATAGAACTGGCAATCTTTTACCATCGATAAAATTATCTTCAATTTCATTCGCGCAAAACTGAGCAAGCGAAAGTAGGACGCCAGATTTGCCGTGTGAAGGCCTTCCAGCTATGCAGTACGAGTCCTTGGGTCTAAAGCCAGAGAAAGCAGCGTTAAAGGTGGACCAAGGGGTCTTAATGACATATTCACCATCGTTATTGCCAAGTTCTTCTACGATTTCGTAGGCACTTTGAGCGATGTTAATTGGCTCATGCTTATCAAGGATGATATCGTTACCACCAGCGAAGATTTCTTCCGCTCCATTAGCGAAATCTGACAAATTGGTTCCTTCAAAGTCTTGAGAAAATTTAGCAATGTCTCTAGCATTATCTATTTTATTCCGACGAATTCGGAGCATTATCAATTCCTGTGCAGCCTCAATACTAGACTTAACATTTAAAGGGGAAATTAAAAGATTTTCTATAAAGTCTCCGACATTCCCTTCGTTAATTGTAATCCCTTGAGATTTGCAACGTGAAGATATGATCGCAGAATCTAAAGTTTTATTCTCTTCTAAAAGAAGTCTACAAACCTTAAACAGCATCTTAACTCCGCTATTTGTGAGATCTTCTTCTTTTATAAAGTCGCAAATATCAATCCAGACATCAACTCCGTTATGGATCAGTCCTCCTAGAAATTTGCGCTCTAAACTTTGGTCACTTGGACCGCTTATAATTTTGGGCATATGGTAATTCTATAGTAGTTTTGTTACTAGTCAAGTACAATTAATATATATGATCACGAAACAGATTTTGAGATCATACGTAAGTTAATAAATAGACTATGCGGATCGGACGCACAGCCTAAATAATGAGTTCATTTTAAATAGCTAAACTACGTTATAGTAGTAGTTCGCTACTTCGCCGTAAACTGGATCATATACAAAACCCATAGCAGATCTTCTATTCCCGCAAAAACCCTTAATTTTATGCCATGCATCACTAGCGCATAGAGATGGTAAGATTTTTACTGTAACCCCTTTGTTTTCTACTACTCTTGTCTGGTGAAGGTGTCCCAAATGTGCTGTTCTAAATCTACATTTTGAAAAACTAGGATGCTCGGTAGCCATTAACAAAGGAAGCTCGCTCTGCTTTTCTTCATTTCCATGAGTAAATAAGATAAGATTTTCTCCAAATTCAACATACTTCCGAGACTTAGGGCTATTATTTATATTTACTGCTTCATTCCCCCTATACCAAGCCCTCAAGAATTCCCCAAGATAATAATCTCTTTCGAAATCATGGTTTCCCTGAACAATAACAATATCTACGTTGACCTTTTTAGATAACTCATCAACAACTTCTGCGATTAAATTACAACCAACGCTAAAAGACTTTTGCCATCTAGAATCATCATCTTGTCGAGTTCCTGCGGTAGTAGCCCCAGAAAGACCCTCCGAATTAAAGAAGTCATTCCCGATTGGAAGAAGAACTTTACATACTTCATCTAAATTCACTCTATTTAAAAGATCTTTTACTGCTGATCTAAATAAATTAGCAGCGATATTAACATCATAGTCCTGCCCAGATTCTGGCTCCCATCCGAGTTTAGCCAAATGCAGATCGGGTATAGAAATTTCATACATATATTGTCCGCCAGCATTTCTCTTTTGAATTGTTGGAGAAATACTTTGTAAGGATTTTTTAAAATAATTTACGACCTCCTCCGCATTTTTGACTTCGCGTTTTTTTAGCCAAGCCTTTACCTGATAGAGTGGCGAATGCCGAAGATCGCCCACACCATCTTTAGCGGCGACCTCCCATTTATTAATTATATGTCTTTCGACTTCCCAGTATTCTAAATCAACATTACAAATTTCGAGCAAATCTTCCAAGGTTCTGACGTTCTCGTTTTTAGATTCAGCCATTGCGCTATTTTCGTCATTCTGGTCAAACCTTGCACCGCCAGTTTTAAAACCATTATCTTCAGATTTGAAATCTTCCTGACCGCGATTTTGAACTGGGATATACTCCTCTTCAAATTCATTATTCCAAATATTTGTTGCTCTACTTCTTGCGGCGGTTTCTTTTAGTCCAGTCCGTTCCATGATCAGTCTGACCACTTCCATTTTTCCTGCTCCGTCTCGGAACATGGAAACGCATTTTTCAATTAATTTTTTTTCCATAATTACTTTTACACTTAGAGGGGGTTCTAGAGAAGCTTATCGATAGAATTCTAAAAGACTATTTCTAAAGGATTTAGCACGATTTTTTATAGCTCCCCAAGGTCTATCACAAAATTCTGATTCCGATTCTCTCGTTTTCAAATCTTTATGAGTATCTTCCAAATAGGCGACAAAAACTTTCATTTCGTCCAAAAGGAGATTAACCTTTTTAAGCTTTTCTTTATTTTTCATAAGTTAATTTAGCATATTTTTGGAATCCAGTCAAGAAAGAATTCCAAGTTTGTACAACAATTCATCATTTAATTCGTCAGTTTCATAGATTCTAAACATATTAAAACCATTAAGCTCTGCCCACTCTTCTTTCCAATTATCATTACGTAATTGTTTGAAAAATTGATATTTATTTTTATGACACCAACTTTTTTTATTATGTTGTACGCCATCGACCTCAACGCAAATTCTTTTTGTGAAATTAATAAAATCAATACTTCTCCCCCTTTCGCTTCTTACCGCAGGGACAGGGAACTCTTCATTTACTACATGTAATCCCCAATGAGGTTTCAATAATTGTTTTACATTGTACTGAAGATTCCCGAAGTTTTTTTTGCCACCCCTTTTTACTTTGGTGTCCCAATCTATTATATGGTCGCTTATATCGCGTTTCACCCTTCTGTTAGAGCCTATGATTTTAAATAACATAACAAATTTAATTATTAGCTTAGTATTTTACTTAATATATCTTCATCACTGCCCTTTAAATCTCCCTCATCAATCTCAATATATTTAAAATTATTTATATTACACCAATCTATTTTCTGCAGGTCTCTTTTTTGGGATTCAAGATAGCTCAATCTAGATCCATGAAGAAAAGAATTATATTGTTGGTGCTGTAGCGGAGAAACTTCAATAACAGTTTTATCAGAAGCATTGAACAGATCTAACCTCAGCTTGCTACTTGGAATGTAAAGTTCCTCATAGCAATCTGATGCAAGCCAATAATCTTTAATAATATCTTTTACTCTTTTTTGAGGATTTGATACTTTTCTATCCCAATCTATTTTATATTTTTTAAAAGACTTACTGACTTCTTTGCCAAATATATTTTTAATCTTCAAGAAAGAAGCTTCTCAAACTTATTAAACATATAGTCCGTGAGTTCCCCATTTTGCTCTAGCCATTCGCGAAGCTTATCCATGCCTTGAATTGAAAACTCTTCGTCCTCTTTGTCGATAAAGCCTTCCTCTCTTAGTTCTTTTGTTAAATTACTACACATCTTGAGCCAAGCACCTGCTTTGGTCAGCATCCCCCATTGAAGCATTAAATCTGCAATTTCATACTCCCTCCAAACAGAACCACCCTTGCCATCCTGATCATATTTAATAGGATATTTAACGACAGTAGTTTTTTCATTATCGGTTTTGATCACAACTACTTTAGCCCAATGACCGAGTGGATCGCTGACATCACCAATAATATCTGACTTATATTTGGGTTCGTATTGGAGGAAAATGTTCGGATAATGATCTAGGGCATTACCTCCAGTTGCATTAGATAGGGATGGATCTTGTTTTTCATATTGATTAATCTTAGGTTTAGCTCTAACTTGACCGATGACACCGAGAATATGTCCAAACTTTGTCATCGCGAGTGTTACCCTGCTAAGGAAGTCGGAAGTCATTACTGCTCCTCCAGCCACCTTCGTTGCTTCACTGCTTCCCTTTTCTAGATCTGCCTTGCTCTTAAGACCATTTGTAGAATCAATAACAAAAAAATACTTTTTATTAAATGGATTATTTCCCAGTAATTTTCTGATTGTATCAAAGACCAATTCGTAAACATTAGACTCTAGTACGAATACCGAACCATCAACCCAATCTTCTGGATTATAAACGAATTTCAACCCAGAACGCTTTTTAATCTTCTCACTTAAACGACCTTCGGCAAGAACCCAAAACCCCCTTCCATCTGGCATGGCTTTTAAAAATTGCTTTAAATCTTCAAGCATTTGAGAAGTTTTTCCACCTCTAGAAACGCCAACATGTCGGATAACTCCGGGGGTAATCTTTCCAACATGCAAGTCTAAAAGTAAACTTCCTTGACTTATTTCATAATAAGTTGTGTTATGGAAATTGTAGTGGTCTGTCTTATTATCTTTAAGGGTTTGAGTCAATAACTCTTCTGGTGTTAAACCCTCTGCTTTCTTTTTTGTTTTTTTTGTTGTCATAATTATATTTCTATTTTAAAAATCCTATTAAATTTTTCTTCTTATTGTTTGTACATACATCATCGCCAATCTTGTTTTTTTCAAGCTTAATCTCCTTCTTATGAATGATAATGTCCTTCTCGGAATTGTCCATTTTTAATTTCTGTTCTTTACAGAATTTTAAACCATCTTCAGTAGTAAACCAGTGTAGAGAGTTTAGCTTAAATGGCAGGGTTATATATCTAAATAATTTCTCTCCAAATAGAGTAGTCATTCTGATATATGCTACCTTCTCGTTTCTGGAATCTTCCTTTGTTACAACTCTACTCTCTTTTAGAAATTTGGTCAGGCAATACTCATAACCTTCTTTTAAGTGTGATAGATCGACTTTAACTACATTTTTAGGCCTCTTTATCTTTAAACCATCCTCATAGTCCAGTTGCGCATCAAATTGAAATACGTCCCCTTTTTGGGGTTTTAGATTTTTAATGCATTTTAATTGTGAAAAAACATATTTATCAGCGAGGGGCTCATCGTCTTGGGATATATCAGAAAAGATATAGTTACCCTTTTTGCCAAATTTGCCAGATTCAAATCCCGTAGACTGAAAGATTGCTCTAATCATTAGTAAATTTATTTGTTCTTAGACCAGCCGATTTCCGAGAGGTCTTGTTCAGTCCAAGAATAAATATCAACCTCTTCGGCAGTAATCATAAAATGAGTCGTATCATCAATGTCAACTTTTAGTCTAAGATCGTCGAAGAGTTTTCGCATGGCGTTATACATTTCTTCGTTTTCTAAAACAGACTTTTCAATTTTAGCTACAATTAGAGAGTTTGATCTATGCTTAGATAAATCAATCGCACTGTTGATTTCTATGATTGATGGCTCTTCATTATTTTTTAATACTTTATCTTTCATTCAAACTAATATGCCACAAGACATATTAATTGTCAAGCAATTTAATATCATTCTCCACCATTTTCTTTACTAATTCTTCAAAATTAACCTTTGGTTCCCATCCTAGATCTTTTTTAATTTTTTCATAACTACCGTGTAGTTTGGTAACTTCAAAGGGGCGATAAAACTTTGGGTTTATACTAACCAAATCGACTTGTTTTTCATCGGGCAAACCGTTTGATAACATAATATACTTTTCGAGCTCTTTCTCTCCCTCCCAAAACCCTTTGATTCCAGCCACTTCAAACGCTTTTTCAACAAATTCTCTGACGCTATGGCACTCACCGCTAGATAATACATACTCTTTTAGCAAATTAGTATCATAATTTTCTAAATTCCATGACTTATCAGATTTATTAAACTGATCTTGATTTAACATCATCCAAATTCCACGGACAAAATCTCCGGCATCAGACCAGTCTCTTTCACTATCCAAAAAACCTATTTCCAATGGTTTAAGAATTTTCCCATTGTCGAGCTCTTTTTTTATTCTAGCTACATTACTTGTAATCTTACGAGATACAAAACATTCGTTTCTTCGAACTCCCTCATGATTAAATAGAATGCCATGAATAGCATATAGGTTATAAGAATTTCTATAAACTCTAACCAATTGCTCTGCCGCTATTTTGGCTGCACCATATGGAGATTTCGCAGTTCTTTTATGATTTTCGTCTTGGGGAACATAGTCTACTTCGGATAGTTGCTCGCTTGTTCCTGCCGAATAAAAGCGACATTTTGGCTGATGAAGCCTAATAGCCTCTAAACAATACAAAACCCCGTTAGCATTTATTTCGAATGTTGATACTGGGGAATTCCAACTTTCGGCGACAAAAGACATTGCGGCTAAATTGATGAAATAGTCTGGCTGTATAGTCTTGACTACATGACACATGCAGGAGAAGTCTGTAACATCTCCACTCACCAGATGGAAATTTTTATTATCTAGGTTGTGCCTATAGTTTCGGTCGTTTGCTGATGCGGAATGTCTAACGAGTCCGTAGACCTCATGACCCAATTCTAGGAGATAGTCCACCATCAAAGACCCGTCTTGGCCGCTTACACCTGTAATTAAAATCTTTTTCATGCCCTATTTTAGGCATAAAGAGTTATTTTTCAACTATTCTTTTAAAAGATTTCTTTGAATTATAATCTTTTGTTTTGAAGTCGTCTTGTTTTGGTGTGGGGCGTTCTTCTGGAGTGTCTTTGTCTATATCAAAAGGCTTATAATTGTTAATAATTAAAAATTTAATAGCCTCTTCTTGAGATACGAATTTCTTAGTTACTATCATCCCGTCAAGATTGAAAGTAGTTTCTACACCATCACAAGAAACTGAATAGTTTTTACCTGTTTTATTCCATTTCATAAAATATATTACAATAAAATTCTGAAAATGAGAAAGGTATAGGATTTATTTAAACACACTTTTTTATTAAAGCAGTCAAGTTTTTCAAGTTTTTTTCTATTTTTTCAAAGAAATTAGAGTATTCCTCAAGCCAGCTAAATAATTTTTCTGGACTTCTACATGCTTTAATTTTTTTCAAATAAAATTTTGTGCCCTCCCTGTCCTTTAAACATAAAGAATATGCATCTAACACCCTATCATTTTCAAATCTTTTGCTAGACGCCCATTTGTGCATTTTTAGAGCTAAGACAGCAGACTTGTCTACGTAATCAACATTATTCTGAATATCTTCAGACAACTGAGACTTAATATCTTTAATTTCTTGATTCAACTTCTCTTAATCTGTTTTCGTTTTCTTTTATATCTTGCTCGATATCACCTACCGTTTTTTTCAAATAATTCATATCCGATGAAATCTGAGTTTGAAAAACCATTGTAGACTCCCTCATTTTTTGAACTTCATTGAATAATTTCTCTTGATCCTTATTACTCTTTATCTTGATTTCGAGCAGCTCTTCATTAACCTTGTTATCTCCGATGAGGATTGTAGATTGAACGTTATTAAAAATCTCGTTAACTTTCTGATCAACGTATTGAGGTGATGCCACTTTTGTGTTCCAGTGTCCGACTATAACAGTCCCGACCCAAGTTACCACAGATATAGCTAGAACGCCGAACAACCTACCCAAAGTTGTATGAAAAAGTTTTTCTATCATAATATTTTATTACATTAAATTTATAAAATAGTGAATTACCCCTCGCAAGAAGTACAATTCATGATATTTCGAGACAATTCTTGTGAGGGGTTAGAGCTTCTTTGGTAATATAAGGTTTTAACACCCATTTCGTGAGCCAAAATCATTAGATCGCTTACTTCCTTCGGCTTGGCCGATGATGGAACCATGATATTTAGAGACTGCGATTGATCAATAAATTTTTGACGGTTAGCTGCCTGAATGATAATTTCTTTTTGAGATATCTCTCCAAAAGTTTTATAGACGCTCTTTTCTTTTTCGGTTAGAATATCCAGATGCTGAACAGATCCCCCATGTGTTAATATAGACCGCCAAACACTTGCCGTATTTTCACCCTTCTCCACAAGAAGCTCCAGCAAAAACGGGTTTTTGTATGTGAAGTTTCCTTTAGCCAGCTTTTTTACAAAATAATTGCTGTTTAGGGGTTCTATTGATGGAGATACTTGCCCCAAAATAAAGCTTGAGGAAGTTGTTGGTGCAACTGCGTTGGTATGGCTGTTGCGCAT